TTCCATCTCAACTTCTTCGGTAGCCTCTGGAGTTTCGACTTCTACTTCTTCCATCTCCGGTTGTTCTGCTACCATTTTACCTTTAGCTTTCTGAATCTCTGCACGGGCCTTTGCTTTTTGAAGTGCAAGTTGAGTGATGCCCTGCTCCTTCCTTTGTTCTGTGCGTTGAGCGTGACTGATAGAAGCCTTGCCAATTGAGATGTCAGCAAGCTTCTTCTTGGTGTCGATGTCGATGCCTGATTTAGCTGCGAGGTATTGTAGCTTGATATCTTCCGCAGAATCAGGTTGACCAGCTTTTTGAGCTTCAGCCTCTGCCATCTGAACATACACTTGTTGAAGTTCATCAGCCATTGCCTGAGCCTCGCCCATTCCCTGCATGAATTGTTTCAAGAAGTCTTGTTTCGATGGGTCTTTGCTGATGAATTCAACATGGGCCATGATGTGACCACCTTTGAATTTGACTGAGCGAACTGCCCTTGAAAGCTCTGCAAGCTCTGGTTGCCCCTGCTGAACAGATTGCATATTCATCTGCAACTGCATCATCATATCTTGGATGTGACCAACTGCGTGTTCAATGTGAGGATCAGTTGGCAGCACAGGGAAGTTTTGCGGATTAACAAACGCATCTGTCATGCCAGCATTTTCAAATCCAATGATACGGGCAGTATCATCAATCTTGCTTGGCTTAGTATTCCGGTAGCGAGCAACATTGTCCCTGCCAGAAAGTGCGGCGATTGCGTCTTTAACTGCGTTCTCTTGCCCTTCATTTGCTGGGGTAATGGCAGTAATCTGCAATAGCTTTTCTGCTGTGATTAACTTAAACGATGGGCTACCTGCTCCACTGATCAGATTAGAACGGATGCTGGTGATGTTCTTATATGCCGCAGCTTCTTTTGGAGTTCCAAGCTCTTCAAGAATTTCATAGAACTTTTTAACATACTCATATCCATCATCGCTTGATTTTGCGCTTACAAAGCGTTTGTAGAGTTGTTTAAAGTAAAGAGTTTGGCACTCGTTGAATCGTCTGATTTGAGTTCCTGATAATTTGGCTGATTCAGCAGCATCAAGTTCTGCTTCGCCTTTTGTCCTTTGCTTTCCGCCAGAGGTAGGTGCGTTGATACGATACTGACCCATGCCCCTATACATATCTCCCATGAAGAACTGCATGAAGCTCATGCTTTCTGCTACTGGGAGTTGGAAACGGTTTTGGATGAACTTTGCCCCATCTGGCATTACACTGATAGGCAACCACTCCATCTGCTTGAGCATCTTGGTTGAATCTGGCCCCTGCCCTTCGATCATCAACATGGAGTTGAGTCGCACCGCATCGACCAATGAGTTCATCGTGAAGTCATATTGGCGACAAGCAACAAACGCCGATTCAGCTTGGCTCTTGATGTCTTGAAAGAGACCGCTACCCACAGAATCTGTAAGCATATACATAATCTCATCCCATGAGTTGAAAAGCCCAACCTTGAGCATCATAAACCCATGCTGAGTTCTGATGTCATCTTCACTAATCTTGCCAGCACCTTTTACATTAGAGTTAATGTAGTCAGCAATTGGTTGGTAGTCTTGTAAGATGATTGCTTTACTAATCTTACCATCAAACTCTCTCCAGTATACTTCAAACAAATCAATCTTTTGGTTAACAGAAAGTGACCAGTTAAACCCTGACTCGCTGATCGTGCGGAAGAAGTCTTCGCGGGTTTTCCTGTGGTTTGTAAATGCTCTATGGAAACGGATAGCATCAATAGCAGCATCCACATTCCATCCCATCGCTTCCGCCGCTTCCCTATTCTCGATCTTCTTGTAGAGTTCGTATGGCGTTAAACGGACACGCCTGACAAATTCCTCAAGGTTGCAAAAGTCGATCCTAATGTCGTCTGGAAAGAGTAGGTCGGAGAGAAAAATGTGTTCTGGCATCCATCCAAGTGGACTATCCCACATTCCAATACCCTTTCCATACAATAGCATTTCCTCAAGGTCTTGCTCTGTGTTGTAGAGGTATCCGGGCCATTCTCTGAGTGATTGGTCAAATGCGATGGAGATGTTTTCGGAATTAACCAGTCGTTCTTTTTCATTGCCGAATTTACTTTTGATTGTGCAGCAAGCCTGACGCTCAGTAATTACATCGTAGTAACTGGACTTTTGGTTATCAACAATAAACCCAAGCTGTCCGTAGTTAACATCAGATTGCCAAGGAAGGCGTTTTTCTGCAAGTTTACTGTATCCCGTAGGTGGGAACATCTTGTAAGCCTTGTAGATACGGATTCGTTTGTTCTCGCGCCCGATATTAGCAAGTCTTAGATTATTTGCTATGTTCCAAGCGTGACTGGCGTTGGAGATTCGCGTTTCTGGTGGTTTGCCATCTTGATCTAAGGTGGCAAGTGAAAAATTGTCATTACCTATTGAGAGCATATATTTTTATCGTTTACGATAACGAGTTAAGCGCAGTTCTTCGCTTATTGCAAGAACTACATCCGCGAGCTTTATGCTCAAGTTTAGTTCCTAATACCCTATCAGTAACCGCAGCTACTGTATGAATAGCTTGAGCGATACGATCACCAAGTCCATCGTTATACCAGCAACGATCACTTGGTTGCCTTTGGCAGATTTGATCTTCTATCATTTGCTCGATGTTATCTGGAAGATCAACTCCGTTTGATCGGTAATCTTTCTTAACTCCAGCAATCAAACTTGACCATGAATTCCCATAAACAATCGCTGGAAATGTTAGTTTACCCCTCTTGATTTCATATTTCCAGTAGTAGCCGCCGACAGGAGCGAGGTTCTTGTTTTTCAGTTTCATCTTGCTTTCTGACTGAAAATATATTTTCTTATTGATATGTCAAGAGTTTTTTCTACAAGTAAAGGGATTCAGAAGTATGGAATGAAGTTTTCTGAAAACATGGATGACTTGGGCATTGAACTTTACTGCTACGCCATATCCCGTGGTGACTATGGAAAAGATTACTGCGTTAAACATAATATTAACCTAAAAGATTTTAAGTTACTAACGCCAGCGGAGCATTTCCTTAATGCTGTAAAACTTCAATGGCCGAATGATGTTGCTATCTACAACCGAGGATATACCAATACTCAGCTTCTAAGAACACTTGAAGAACTGTGTAACAATACAGATATTTGTTTAGCTGGCGCAGCTTCAATGGGAAAAAGTTTTCCAGTTGCACTTTGGATTTATCTTGATTGGTGTTCTGCCCCTCACTGCACTTCAGCATGGGTAGCTACTACTACTCTCGGAGCTTCCGAAGATCGAATTTGGGGTATCATATCTAAATTGTGGAAGTGTGCGAATACTCAAATTGGTAAGTTAATCGATTATCGCCACATGATTGTTTGGGGCGGTGCGTCTAACGATGAAGATAAAGATTATCGTAATGCGATAAAAGCTTTGGCCTTTCAATCAGGTAACGAGGGTCAAAAGGCTATTGATACTACCCGTGGTCGTAAGAATGATCGAGTTCGTTTGGCACTTGATGAGTTGCCCGAAATGGAATTAGGAGCTATCACCGCTCGCGTCAACCTTTCAGCCAACGACGATGTTACATTTATTGGTATTGGAAACCCATCAGCAGGAGATAATCCTCACACTCGCTGGGCAATGCCAAAAGGTAAATCTAACTTCGATTCTGTAACTCCAGATATGATGGATTGGGAAACAGAAACTGGAATCTGCTTGTTCTACAATGGCATGAAGTCTCCTAACTTTGATGCTCGCCCGGATGAACCATCTCCCTTCCCATTTTTAATGGATCGGAAGAAACAAGAAATGATGCTTAAACAGTGTTATGGCGACGAAAACGCTATTGACTATGTTCGTAACGCTATCGGATGGTGGCCGAAGTCTGGGTTTATTCAGACTGTAATTACTTCTGATCTTATTCGTAACGCCGATACAAACGAAGAACCACTTTGGGATTCTGAAGGGTTTACTAAAGTAGCAGGATTTGATACTTCATTTACGATTGGTGGAGACC